ATCAATGCTAGAGGACTTAAAAGCCCAATTGCTACAATCCAAGCACTTGGCAGGGCCTTACGCAAACACGATAGTAAAGAGGTCGTATATGTCTATGATTTCATGGATAACGGAAAGTATCTCGCAGCACACGCTAGAAAAAGACTAAACACTTATAAAAAAGAAGGACATGAGGTAATAGAACTATGAAAACAACAGAAGAACTAAAAATGAAACGGGGCAAGCTTACGGAAGCTGAAGTAAAATCACTCAATAGTATCAAAGCAGGTATTGAAATAATTGAAAAAGACCCTAACGTTTCAATTATGGGACTAAGAGAGATTCAAAACATATACTCTACCATTAGAGTACTAAAAGAAAGCTATACTGAAAGAGTTATTAACCTTCTTAAAGAAGGAAATAAACTTTAAAGAATCCTTCTAATAGTTAAGTAACTTTGTCCCGCAGAAGTAAGAACGGAACCCGTTGCAGTTGTTTCTCTTGTAGCTCCAACTCGTAAGATATCGCCACCAGCAAAAACATGCATGAAGGTAGCAATAGTATAACTGGCTTGCTCATGGGCAGTTGTAACTCTAATATATCCAGTTTTAGCTGCTGGGCCAAAGTCTACATTGTTTTTCACGCACCTTAGAATAGATGCAGTACGCTGCGAGTTATCATCCTCCTCAACTCCGACAGTAAAACCAACTTCATATGTTCCTGCTGTATTAATGGTTACTTGATTTCCCCCACCAGCAACAGTATAGTCAGTCGCAGCAGCACCCCCAGTAATATCTGTAGTACCGAAGGCAATATATTGTCGAGTTGCACCGTTAGTTTCAGAACCTCCAGCCGTATCAACTAGTTGGATAAAGGATTGGTAATATCCATTAGCCTTATCAGCAATAACTTCTTCCGCATCCGTTAGGAATTGAGGGAAGTCGGCCATTGTTTTAGTGACAGCACCCTTCTTAAATAGATAATTAGAGGTAGCACTAAAGTAAAGATTAGTACCTATATTTACCAGATAGTTATCACCTGAGCTTAATCCAAAACTGCTACCAAATATATTACCAACTTTACCCTGAGCAGTAGCGTCATCATAAAGTATACCACCAGTTATAGTTCTAGCTCCATTGGTAAGCAGATACTGGGCATGGTCATCATCGCCTAACCCAGTTAAGGCTCCATGATCACTAGCTCCCGCAGCACCTGTTTCACCCTGAATGCCTTGAATACCCTGAATTCCTTGAATGCCTTGAGCCCCTGTTGCTCCACTTGCGCCTGTATCACCTGAAACACCCTGAATGCCTTGAATGCCTTGAATGCCTTGAGCCCCTGTTGCCCCACTTGCCCCTGTATCACCTGAAACACCCTGAATGCCTTGAATGCCTTGAATGCCTTGAGCCCCTGTTGCCCCACTTGCGCCTGTTGCTCCACTTGCGCCTGTATCACCTGAAACACCCTGAATGCCTTGAATGCCTTGAATGCCTTGAGCCCCTGTTGCCCCACTTGCCCCTGTTTCACCTTGAATACCTTGAGCCCCAGCACCAGCGGAGGCAGTCCAGTTAGAACCAGTCCATACGAGGGAATTACCTTCTACGGGGCTTGTTACAGTAACATCTGTAAGCCCACTAAGAGAACTGGATCCTCCTCCACCGCCACCTCCTGTTATGGCAGAGGCACCCCAAAAAGAACCAGTCCATACGAGAGAATTACCTACTGAAGGGGATATAGAAGATTGTATATCGGTTAAACTTGAAGAAAGTGATAAACCTAGATCGACTGTAAGCTGACCTAAACTAGATGTACCAGTACCACCTGTAGTAACACCTACAGTATCTCCTGTCTGGAATTCTCCTATTTGAGAGGACCCACCAACAGTAACAATTCTTAACGGAATTTGATCAGACATATCTTATTATATCACCCTCTTCCATTAGAAAATGCAGTGCCATCAGCAAACGTTAAAGAGGCTGAGATAGCTTCAGTAGTTTCTTTATGAAAAACTGATCTAATATAAGGGCTACCACTAATAGCAGCATGTACCTTACTAATCGTATCTCCTGCCCCACCTGAACTAGCACTTCCTATATAAGTAGCTAAATTAGTCTCAGAAGGGTCAAATACCCTAACTGCATATCTGTCGTTAGTTTGCTTCCAAAAAGAGGCAACATAACCATTCCCTCCACCCCTAGTCAAACTTCCTATTCCATAAATAGTTAGAACAGGACCAGCACTATCACTAAAGGTAATAGAAGAATATCTAAGTTTTCCTTTTTTTCTTACAACGGGAGATGTAAATGATCTAGTAGGATAAACACTTTTATGCGCCGTAAACATTAGTTACCTGTTGGAAGTTTATTGTCTGCGGAGGAGTTAGTTACTCTAACATTGCCATAAGTAATGACGTAACCTGTGGGAGTGGTATTGGATTGAGACAAGTAAATGGAATTTGATTTATCACTAGGGGCTAAGGAAAGTACTACAGATCCTGTGTCTTGAGCGACCGCACCTCCAACAATACCTGAGGCAGTATCAACCATAGTGTTCATCTGTAACATATCAGCAGCCGCTGTAGCAGTAGAGGAAGCTGTTATAATAGGTACAACTAAGAAAGACTTACCAGTACCCGCGCCACTAACAGCTTCAACTTGAATGTAATTACAATCAAATTTCACTCCAGAACTATCAGTAAGATCTATTAACACCCTAGTAGTGTTTGGGACGCTCACTAATTTTACATATGGTCTAAATGCTTGTCTCATAATTACTCCTGATCGAACTCCTCAGGTCCACCAATAAGGTCTTCTAAATCTTTTAGATTTTTCATTAGATCTTTGGTTGACATTGTTTTCTCTTCCTCATTCTCTTCTAAGGCATCATCGTCTTCTTTTTCTTCCTTGTCACACTCTTCTCCTTTCTTGCCTTTCTTTTTCTTCTTGGACTTGTCATCGGACTCTTCCTCATCATCATCTTCCTCAGCTTCCTCAGCTTCCTCAGGATCTTCAGAATCTTCTGGAGCTTTAGCCTCAGGCTTGTCCTCCTCTTTCCTCTTCTTTTCAAGCATAAGCTTGTCCATAAGAAGATCAACCATTTCAGAATCCTTAGTTAAAGACTCTTGTAGTTGGAAAGAAGAAACAATCTCCTCCTCCTCGTAAAGGTCAGAATACCCTGATTGAGTAAATAGGTACTTGATAGCCTCATTGATGTCAATGGCTTCTACACCATTTTTAGACTTGAGTAGGTCAGAGAAGCTACTTAGAGCCTCTTTGATAACACTACCTTTAGGGGATACTTTGGCAAGACTCTCAAAAATAAGTGATTGAGTGTTTAGCAGAGTTTTAAAGGTAGGAGTCTCTTTTAGATTATTGACGTTTACACCATACTTTTCCTGAAGGAGGTTTGAAACTAAAGCTCTAAGAGGTTTCTTCATTTCAAACAAAGATCCAACAAAGCCCTTTAGGTCTTGCTTACTAAAAGTAACCTCTTCGTGTAAGGCGTTTAGGTTCTTAGAAATAGTATTGGATAGCTGCTTCTTAGAGATAAGAGAAAGATAAGGAATTTCAGCAACTGCTTCAGCTAATGCTCTTGAAACTACTTCAGTATCCTCTTCAAAGATTTGGTTAGCTAAGTTAGAGATGCTGGGCTCAGTAACCCACATAGACTCAAAAGACTTCTTAGACTCTAGAATCTCCTTCTTTACTAGCTCTTGTCTGCAAACCATCTCGTAAACAGTTTGGCTTTCCCCAAGGCTAACCTCAAAGTTACCAGACTCCTGTAGTTCCGCAACAGTTTGCCTAGGAATATCAAACGCCTTGGCAACAGTATTAGATAGTTTAACAGCGTTTACAATTTCAGGAATGGAGCTAATACGCTCAACATTCTCTGAAAGGAAAGTAGAGATGTTCTCAGATACTTCAATAAACCTTTCAAACTCCTTAGTACCAGTAATGTTAAAGGTGTTATTGAATGACTCCGTTTGCTCCTCTAGTTTTTGAACAGTTTGGTTAAACTTAATGCGTTTTCCCCAAAAATCAACTAGAGTGTCAAAGGCTTCACCAGCGTTAACTAACTCTTCCGAGTACACGCTCTCAATAAACAAAGAAATTTGATTCTTGGCTGCTGAATCAAATTTCTCTTCCTCCTTAAAAACATCCCCAGAATCAACTACGATGTCATCTAGTATGATATTATCATTAAAATAATAGCTTCCCTCAATAACATCACCGTCCTCAGTAACTAAAGTTACCTTTGAGTCCATGTCATCAACTGAGAATAAGGATACGTTTTTACGAAGAGAGTGACCCAAACTGTCCGCAAGTAAATTTAAATTTGAAATCTTTTTATTTCTTTGTGAGAAAAACTTTTCCATGTCTTTTTATATGAATACTCTATTATATAGGCTATAGAGTGGGTGAATTTTTAGAATTTATTTTTATTTTTTAAAACCCTAGAAATTGCCTTATATCTTGGAGAATCTAAACCTTCCTCAAGCATGTATTTATCTTTTAATTTCGTCAGATATTCAACTTCTTCCTTTTTAGCCGCAGGCTTAGGAGGTTGAGTTGCTTTATCTACTTTAATGTCTAAATCAGCCTGATGCTCCGCTGATTGCGCCCCAAGCTCTGCTTGATTCTGCTGCTGGTCCATAGCAGCCTGAGATTCTATACCAGTCTGAGCCTGCATTTGCTCCTGTTCTGCTTGCGAATCCTTCTCTTGCTGCTCTTCAAGCTCTTTCTTGATAATTTCAACCTCAGTATCAGTAAGGTCGTAAATTTCCCTGTAAATATGGCTAGTAGGGAATAAACCAGTACCAACTACAGCCTGAACAAGCCTAGCTCTAGCTTCGTCAATCTCAATTTTACGCTTGACGAACACATCAGATGCATCAGGTAGGTCAATATCTACAGTACTATAAATACTTCTGGGATATCCAACCATCTTGAGATGCTTTTTAGCTACAGTACGGAAACCAACAGATAATGAGTCTTGAATCCTCTTAATAACTCTAGCAAACTTTACATCCAACTGGGAGAGGTTAGCTTTTCTTTCAGGGGACTTGTCATATTCAACAATGTAGTCCTTAGGAATCTTAAGGGTCGCAAGTAGCTTATCTCTAAAGTACTTGACATCATCGACTTCCCCAAGGTTTTGTGCCCCAGGTAAGGTTTCGATCTTAGTTCCTTGGTTCCCTCTAATAGGTACGAAGAAGTCCTCGTCTACAGCTAGAGGGTTATACCTTGCATCTACCTTACCTTGATTGTGGAATTTCTCTTTCTTGAACCTAGTTTTGATAGTCTCCATGAAAGCTTCTGCTTTGGAGGAGGGCAAGTTACCTACGTCAATATAAAAGATTCGCCTCTCAGGAGCCCTAGAGAGACGATAAACAAGCATGGCATCCTCCATTAGCTTCAAGGACCGATAGACTCTAACCGCTCCTGCCATAATGGACTTACCATAAGGATAATACTTAGGATCAGATGTATGCAGACGGAAGTGTACGATCTGGTTCTTATCCAATTCTAGGAATTGTGAGTTAGAAGTTTGCCAAGCAGAACCACCTTTTTCAGGAATCTCCTGCATGAAGGTTTTAAGGTATCCAAACTGATCCTCAATCCTTAGGATATAATAAGGGTTTAGGATTTTAATTTTCCTAATACCATCTGACATATTGTTAGCGTTAGCTACAACTTCAATAAAGGTATCTCCGTACTTACAGCATCCTCTAATGATGTCCCAGTAAACTTCATCCATACGGACTCTTTCAAATAGCTTCTCTACTTCTTTGATGGCATCAACGCTATCAGAGCGTACTCTCCATCTTTTGTTTCTTAAGTCTCTTTGAGTACAATCATCGGCGTAAATATCAAGAGCAGCAGTAATTTCAGGATAATCATCCATCTTCTCAAACTCATCATAACGCCTCTTGCGATTAAGTTCTGCCTCTGGTAGGATAGGAGATCCTTTAGAATAACCCCATACAGGACTCCCTAAACTATCAAGTGCCCCCTTATTAACAATAAGATCGCCTTCTCTACCTCTAGGATCACCTTGAGCAGCTAATTTCTCCTGAGCAGCAGTCGCAAAGAACTTAGCAAAGATCTTGGACATATACCCAGTGGAGTACATGGTAGATACACTACCATCACCTAAGGGTGACCAACTAGTGTGGCCTGGGCCAGCGTTTTCGTTTAATTTACTCATTTAAGTAACCAAGACATGTCTTCTTTTGTGTATCCAGTTGACGTTTTTATCTGCTGAGACTTTATAGGTACTAGAGGTTGCTTCTCTTTGTACGGGTTAAATTTAATGATCTCAGGGTTGTCCTCTCGGTAGCGTCTACTACCATATATAGATAGAGCCAAACTCATAACTAAGTCATCATTTTGTCCACTATCTGCTTGATATTTTCCAGAATCACTAATAATGAAGGTATTAAGCTCCTTGACGGTTCTTTTTGAGTTAATTTTAACCTCATTAGTTCTGATAGCTTCTTCCATATCTACAAGAATAAGATCCCTGTTCTTACTAGTTATCTGCAACCCCATCTCCATTTTCTCATTGAACCACACATTCTCGTACTCTAACTGTTCAAATAAGTAGTCTAGTAGGTTATTACCGATGGTGTTCCTTTCAACTAAAATGGGACATAAATTATAATAGTTCCCTTCATCAAAGCAAATCTTTGAAAACTCATTGATTGGCGTAGTGTTACTATAAAACTCAGCTACCTGTTCACCAGAATACATATCAATTATTTGAAATGCTGAGTAATCTCGCCCTCTTCCAAGAGCTACATCAACGGCCATGAAATAAGCCGAGTTAGGGTCAGGGTCTTTCCAAATGTACATCCTGTTGTTATACTTCCTATAGAAATCATCATTAACATTCTCAACTAAGGTAGTAAGGATACTACCTTCAATAAAGGTATCACCTGTACCTAAGAAGTTACTCTCATACTCTTGTAACCATTTCTTGTGGCTAATGTTAGCCCTAGTGGTTTTCTCCCAGTCATCAATAAGCACAGGGGGATTCCTCTTCTCCATTTCCTTATATAAATCCTCATACCCCTCAACTCTATTGTACTCTGGGTGGCTCTTCCAATCAATCTGTATGGGGTTAAAGGAGTTAGCACCAGCCTCGGCCTTGTGCCAAGCGTCATAGTACCAATTACCCATACCATTAACCGTAGATAGGATGAATGCTCTACCACCTGTGGAGATGATGGGATATACAGCAGCCCAAATAGTATCAATGTGTTCAATGAAAGCAGCCTCATCAATAATCAACCAAGACCCTGAAAGACCTCGACCAGATTGCTTACCTGACGGACGAGACTTAATATGAGAGTTATTTTCAAGCTTGAGGTTGTGAGCGTTGATCATGGTAGCCTTAGGCTTGATCCAATCAGGAAGTTCGTCATACATAATCTTGATACGATCAAGAACCTCAGTAGATTCAGTATCACCCACCGATAGAA